TCCTTCGGGGCCTCTTTTTTTATCCGAATATCTCTATTCTAATATCTTGTTGCATTTTATAACCTAAATCGTCCAAGTAACCTTTTCCTTCTTCAATCATTTTAGTCCATCCACAATAGTATATTAATGGTTTCTTATCAGCTGTTGCAAGTTCCGGTAAGTAAGCTGTATGAACATACCCATTATGTCCTTCCCATTTTTCTTGAGATAAACAAGGAACATATTCAAAGTTAGGTATTCTTTTTTCTAATTCTAACATTTCTTCGTAATAACAAATATCAGCTTTAGTTCTAGTACCAAAGAATAGCTTTAATTTTTTAGTAGGTACTTTATTATCTGCTATATAATTTAACATAGATCTAAAAGGACTTATACCAGATCCTGTGCTAACAAAATATATATCTCTATCAATTACTTCAGGTAAAGTAAATATTCCCATAGGTCCTCTATACATTACTTCATCTCCTACTTTAGCTCTATTGAAAAGGTAATCACACATTTGACCTCCTACAAGGTTTGTAACTATTATTTCTAATTTATTAGTACCATCAGGCCAAGAAGATAAAGAATAGTTTCTAGCTATAACTTCGTTAGGATCATTTGGATCTTTTATAGCTAATTGTATTAATTGACCTGGTATATAGTTTATTTTATCGTAAAGAGGATTCTCTATTACAAATCTCCAGTTTTTATCAGTTTCTTTTATAATTTCGGTAATTACTCCTAATTCACTCATCTTTAAATATTTCTTGTATCCATGTTACTATAAATACCAAAAGAGAATAAGGCCAAGTACTCATTTGGTAGTATCTTTCGTAATTGCTAAAAGGTCCTCCGATTCCATGTTTATTACAAAATCGTTCTAACCATAATGCCCATAAGCAACCGCATATTATATATAAAGATATATATTGTATTATTTCCATATTATCTAGGGTTAGGTACTAATCTAAAAGTACATGCTGGTCTTCCATTAATTATTGGCATACCGAATTCATCATACTCTATAGTTTTTACTTTAGTTCTTTTATTTTTAAAACGACCTACCATAATAGTATCGCCTACTTTAACATCTATTTTAATCATAATAATTTTGTATAAGTATTTAAATCTTTATTTTCTTTATCTTTAATTAGACATTTTCTACCCCAGAGTTCTTTATTATCTAAATCAATATAGAATTTATAAGTAAAATCTGATTTAAATATATTAGCAGGCATAGTCATATACCATGATTTTTCTCCTTTAGGTATTTCTATAAACAATGACATATCTTTCTTTTTAGCAAAATGAGCTGCTAACAAACTATGAGCTGAGCCTTGAAATAGATCAAAAGGTCTATCGATAAGAGGAGAACCCATTTGACCATACTTCATAAAAGACCAATACTGTTCAGGAAGAAATTGATCGGACCATGCTATAGTATCATACATATTATCATTTCTCCATTTATAATCCTTTGGGTATAAATCTCTTACTAACTCAGGATATTTTTTATCATATTCTTTTTTCTTATCATGTAATTCTGAAGCAGTTAAATTATCTATATCTAATTCTTCACAGAATTGCTTTAATATTTTATAATTCATATGACCATATGGAGTACCTCTAACTTCATCTATAAAAAAACTTATAGGAAAATTAATATAAACTAAAGTACTATCTAGTGGTGTCATTCTAACCTGAGATTGCATTTGATATCTTATCTTAGGTTCATTTCCGTTTTGAAGAATATAAGTTTCTCTATAATTATTTGGATCTATTTCTATGTTTACTTTTTTAAATTGAGATTTAATTATTTTCATAACTTCATTCTCAACTATAACATAGTCACAAGTTCTTACTATATCAAAATTGATAAGAGCATCTTTCATTTTTTTAATCTATTTTCTATATCTAGCATTTCTTGTTGTAGCTTTTGTATCTTTAATTTATTATCTCTGGTCTTATCGTATTTCAGGTCTATAATCTCATTAATAATATCTTCTAATCTTTTTTCGTCTTCGTATTCTTGTAATGTTTGCATTTTATTTTCTATTATAATCGTCTTCTAATCTAACAATATCATCTTCACCGAAATAGGAGCCTGTTTGTATTTCTATAAAAACTAAATCATTTTCAAAGCTAGGATTTTCAACTCTATGATGATCTTCCTTTTTTATTTTAATTGTTTCTCCGTAGGTTTTCCATATCTCTTTATCATTAAGAAATATTTTTGCTGTTCCATCTACTATCATCCATAATTCATTTCTAAACTGATGAAATTGATACGATAGTCTTTGTTGTGGTTTAACTATTATTTTTTTTACTTTATAGCCTTCTCCATCTGTTAATATTTCATAACTTCCCCAAGGTCTTTTATCTATCATTTGAATCTTCCATTTTTTAAATCTAACCTCATTCGTCTTATATATTCATGATGATCAGCCCAAGTATCTCTATCTTCTTCATAGTATGATTGCTCACATCCTCTTTTACACTCTTTTTCAACTACTTCTAACAATTTTATCAATTGATCTTTAATCATGATGTTTTCCAAAGTACCTGGATACCAATAAGTACGAAACATAAACTTAAACTAACCCAAGTTTTCAAGTTCATACCTTCACTAAAATAATAATTTACAAACAAAGCATATTGAAGCATACCTATACTAAATCCTATAAATCTAGCAGGCCATAATAAACCTTCCATTGCATCAACTGTATGTTTAGTTCCCCATATAAAAAAGAATGAAATAACAAATCCTGCTGCTGCTACAGCCCATTCATTATCTCTAAAACTTTTCCATAGGAACTGTCCATTAAGTTGATACCATACTAATATATGTCCCATTAGAAAATATCCTATCCCAAGGAACAAGTCCTTCATATTCGCTACTACCATTTAATTATATATTAACCAACGTTCTGTTCCGTCTTTATTTATCAAGGAATGCTTAAGTGTTCTTCCTTGAGGTTTTCTCATTACTCTTTCATAAGTATAGTTATCTATATTAATATGATAACCATCTATAACCGTTTCAGCTATTTTATACGTCATTTTAACTCTAGGAACGTATATTACTGTATCTAATTTCATATAACTTCGTTTATAACTAATATAAGAAAAAATAGGCAGAAATCCAACTTAAATCAACTTTATCTGTGAGCTAGCTCGATAGTTACCTAATAATTCTTGATCTCTTTTTATATCTTTTAATGCTATTCCGGAATTACTATTTATATTTCCTTCTGTAAATGCTGTGTTTAGCAATGCTAAAGGTTCTGAAAATAAAAAATTAGTATCTTTAACTAACCTAAATTCAATTAAAGTTTTAAAATTAGAATGTAAATCATTAGTATATGAACGTAGTATATAAGCAGCTACGGGTACTGGTAATAATTCCAATTCATCTCTGGTAATTTTATGCCACCCTGTTTTACCTTTCCATAATGGAAATACTTGTTCACCTGCTTTTATATCAACTAATGCGAAAAGACCTACTCCATGAATAGGACTAGTACGCAAATAACTTTTAACTGAGTTCTTTAGGAAGTCAAATGGAGACATGAGGAGTTCTTTTTTTAAATTTACCATCTACAAAATATGTCCAATGTACTGTATGTCCTTCTTCTATTGTTTTAGGATAGTTTTTTCTATGAGAATTTACTATAGGAAAATAATGAGAGTTTAAATCTTTAACATCTCTTAAACTAAAATAACTAAATATAGATAATACACAATTATCTTCTGCTATAGTTTCAGCATGTTCTTCGAAAGAATTATAATTAATATCATCATAGGTATCTTTTTTA